AATGTTTCAAAATGGCTGTCAGCTATTCCGAAACCAATTTCTACTCCTGTAATACCACGTGGGTTATTGGTAGAATTAATAACAAACTTACCAGTTGATGCAATCTGCATACGCTGATTTGTAAGAGAGTTATAATAGCCCTTGATAAGACCATCTGTACTTTCGTCAAGCAATCCAAGGAATACTCCCTGCATTTCTGGGGTGAGAGCTGCTGGTCCAAACTTTTGAATCAACTGCAACTTTTCCAACATGGTCTTTCTACGCAAACGGTAGTAAGCCTTCTGTGTAGGAATATTACCTGTTCTTCCAGATAATTCCTTCAAAGCCTTTTCGTAACCCGGAGAGTCTGGAGAAACATAAGAAGGAAGTGTTGCAACACCACCACTTGCGATAAGCTGAGCAAACGTATAGTTTATTGAGGTAGGGGCTTGCTCAAAACCGTCTACTTGTGGCTCATTATACTTTTCAGCATAATGGTCTATGAACTCCTGCCAAGGTATATCACCTAGGGCGAAGTCAAAAAGCCCATAAAGTTCTGTTGATAATGTATCCATTTGTTATCCTGTTTAATTTAAATAATTACATCTTACATTCCCCAGTGAATCATAGGCATATTGGTAAGTGATTTCAACTTAGCCAAAATAGCACTATCATACATGTATTCATACAAGAATCCTGCATAAACAACATCTATTGTACCAATAGTGGCTGCACTGCTCACACGTACATCTTCTAATGAATATCCATTGATTCCGAGTGTAGCCATGTCTGTAGCTGCCGTGATAGCTGCATCTGTGATAGCTACGACAGTCTTTGCTGCCTTGTCAAACTTGACTGGTGTACCAGAAGGTATTACCCCTTTTGTTACCCAATCTGAAATGTTACTTACAGTACCACCAGATGGTTCTGTATGTTCAACACTACGCCAGACTTTTCTAGCATGACCCCAATGCTGGGATGTAGTATCGAAAGTATTTCCTGATCCTATTGCTGTCATTTTATTAATTTTGTTTAGTTCTTATTTGCTATTTACATAGCGTTACTTATCCCTTTTTATCCCAGTGCTCTTTGATTTTCTTTTTAGCAAAGTAATCTTCGACCGCTGTCTTGCCTTTAGCACCGCCAGCTTCCTTTTTGAATCTTGGAGCACCTTTACCTTCAAAGTCTGCTTCTTTCAGAGCCTTGTTGTATTCGGTTTCCAATTGTTTAGCCAGATTATCCACATCTACTGTTGCAATATCTTCTGGGAGTTTTAAGTCTCGGAGAGTTTGCTTCAAAAAATACGGATTTACTGCCAGATTCGCTTTCTTCTGGTTAGCTTCAAAGCTACTTTTGACGGAATCCTTGATTGCGTTCTTCGCATTCTCAGTTTCCTTTGTCTTTTGAGCAGACTTCATTGTTTCAATTTCCTTTCTCAAAGCAGCCACATCTTCTGATTCGCCTTTCTTTGGTTTAGGAGTGTCTATTGGCTTTGGTGTGTCAACTTTTGAAATTGATTTTTTATAAGCCTCAACCTGTGTTGATACATCTGCATGTAACTGACCATTAATTTTCTTTAGAAAGTTAACCTTTCTTCCGATAAAATCATCATTTACCTTTGCATCATCATCACCGACTTCCGCAAGTACTTCTTCATAAAAGCCGTCCATAGTCTGCTCAGTTAATTGCAATTGGGTACTTCCCAGCGCTTCTGTAAATTTTGGTATAAGTTCTTCTTTTTCCATAATTTTTTTATTTATATATATAAAACATCGCAAAAATAATGTTTTTTTATGCAATAAACAAGAAAAAATGTATATTTTTGCATAATAAATTGTATTTTTATGCAAAATGAAGAAAAATTCTGGATTAAAATTAGAAAATGGAGCTGATATTCTAACATACGAATACGTCCAATCTCTAAGAGACGCTGATAAGAAGAAAGCAAATGCATTCAAAATTATAGCACAGGCAGGCGCACAGGAGCGTATGCTTGCAATAGACGCTGATGTCAAAATTGTAGGAGGTAACCGAGGAGGATCTAAAACATTCTCTTTATTACTTGAAGCATTGCGTGATATTAAGAATCCTAAATTTAAGGCTATCATTCTTCGTAACGCAATGAAAGACCTAGATGATCTTATCAGCACTTCTTATGAAGTTTACAAAGAATTTGGATATTTCAACAAATCAATAAATGATAAAACTTGGAACTTCAATAATGATGGATATTTAAAAATGTCTTACTACGCAGGAAACATGGAAGATTTTGAAACTCGTTTCCGTGGAAGACAATTTTCGTATATAGGAATTGATGAAGTCACTCAGATACCTTATAAAAAATTCAAATTTCTGCTTACAAACAATCGTAATGCTTCTGGAATAAGAAACAGAATATGGGGTACTTGCAATCCAGACCCAGATTCATGGGTAAGAAAGTTTATAGACTGGTGGATAGGAGAAGACGGATTCCCTATACCGGAAAGAGACGGAGTGATAAGATATTGTTTCATGGATGGAGACAATGTCGAAAATATATATTGGGGTGATTCTCCAGAAGAGGTATATGAGCAATGCAAGAGCATTATTGATGAAATGTGGTCAGACGAATACGAAGCTAAAGGTCTTAAAAAGACAATGTTCGTAAAATCTGTAGTCTTTATCCGTGCTACTCTTGCAGAAAACGAGAAATTGCTTCTTTCAGACCCTAGCTATTTATCAAACCTAGCTGGTCAGCCAAAAGAGGTAAGAGATAAAGAACTTGGAGGTAACTGGAACTCAAGAGCGTACGGTGATGATATGATTTCGCTTGAAGATATGAATGCATTCTTTGCAAACTCTTATCAATTTGGAGACAACGTAAGAAGAGCTTCTTGCGACGTTGCTTTCCAAGGAGGTGATAATCTCGTAATGTGGTTTATGATAGGAAATCATATATCTGATATAATGGTGTGTAAATACGACTGTAGCATAGCAGTTTCTATTGTTAAAGCCAAACTGTCAGAATGGGGAGTTGAAGAAAGGAATTTTACCTATGATCTTAATGGATTAGGTCAAGCATTCAAGGGATTCTTCCCAGACGCTCTTCCTTTCAATAATATGGCTGCACCTATTGCTAACACTAGAGCCGAGGAGAAAGGTATAAAAGCTATCTATCACGACCTAAAGTCACAAGCTGCATTCTTATTCTACCGTGACATGAAAGAACGTGTATGGTCGATAGAACCTAGCTTGTTAACAAGGAAGTATTCTGGAAATGGATTCTCTAATGTAGAGCTTAGAAATATACTAATAAAGGAAATTAAGAGTATCAGAAGAAGAGAAAATTCAGAAGATAAGGGATTTTGGATAATTGAGAAGAAAGACGGTAAGAAAATAGTTGGTCACTCCCCTGACTTCATAGAGGGTCTTTACTATTCTAAGATATTCTGTTTAAGGAGAAGAAATGTAAAGGTAAAAGGATTATGGATGGTATAAATAATATAAAATAAATAATTATGGATGATTTAAATTTTAAAGAAATCTTGATACGCAAACCGTATTATGAGGTATTGCCAAAGGTAAACCATTCTTATCGTACAGTTCTGTCTGGACAGAACATAAATGAGCCTACAGATAGACTTACGTTAAGAATTAAAACACAGGCTGATTTTATGCGTGAATATTATCCATCAGCGCACAAAATTAACGACCACCTCTTATTTCCAGACGTATACAAGAAAGACCCTGATACAGGCAAAATGTATCTCCAACCTGTAACAAGATGCGCTTTCTCGTTTCAGATTATAATCAAGACTAAACAGGTCATTGAACTTGTTGGAAATGATGTACAGTTTGAACTATCAGATAGATCTAGTGATGATAAGATTGAATCTGATAATAATTCCATATTGCAGTCATTCAGAAAGGGATGGCTTACAAAGAACATGGAGATAAGGATGTATGAAGCTATTGATGCTATCAAAACAGTTGGAGACGCAGCAATAGTTGGATATTTCGACAATAACAATAAATTTGGAACTAGAACTTTATCGTACCTTAATGGAGATACGTTATATCCTCATTATGATTCCATAACAGGAAAGCCAGACTTGTTTGCCAGAAAGTATACTGATATGGATGAAAATGGCAATATGTCAACAGAGTACGTTGAAGTATGGGACGAAAAGTATATCTATAAGTGCAAGAGAGGTATTTCTAGCATCGGAATCGTTCAAAGAATAAAAGAAGTATTCGGACTAGGTGGTTTTGCTATAGTATCTCAAGACGTTCACGGATTTAATTTCGTACCTGTTTCTTATCATAGGAATGAAATAGGTGCTTGTTGGACCCCAGCACAAAAAACAATAGAGGACTTTGAAGAATCATTCTCTTATTTCCGTGAGAGTAACAAGGCTTTCGGAAACCCAATCTTGAAGATTGTAGGAGAAGGAGTAGACGTTCAGGGTGACATGAACGGAGCTGTAAAAGCTATAACAATATCTGACCCTGACGGAGACGCTGGATTCTTATCTCAACAGACATCTAACAACCCTCTTGAAGAATTGAAGATGCTTTATAAACTGATATATGAGCAAGCATTCGCAGTACAACCACCAGAGGTTAAATCTGGAGACCTTCCTGGAGTTGCCATAAAATTACTTTATGCTCCAGCAATAGAACAAGCAATTCACGACACCCACCAACTACAGGACTTCTTAGATGATGTAGTATATATGGTTAAATTTGGATATGGATATGAAATGAATATGCAAGCAAGTATGATAAACCTTGATATTAATTCTTGGATAGAACCATACATACCTCAGAATGACAGTGAGTTA